ATCGCGTGTTTTCTCCGTTATGGACGGTTTTTGCAACTTCCAACCGTCCATCAGCCAATGAATCCACTCTTCTTGCTTAGGGAATAACAAAAACGGTATGTATGACGGTAAACCGCGCTCAATATTGCGAGGATCATAAGTCACACCCCAATCGATAATAAATTGTGCTGGATTGTCTTTATAAAATGCTTTTAATGCTGGCAATGATTCAGGGTTTTGTCTAATACGCTGTAATCGCTCAATACGCCATTCAAACACCTGTGCATAATCAGGATTTTTAAAATCGAATGCAAAAGGGATAGGCATTATTTACCACCCATAATATCCTGATAGGCTTGGCTTGCTGCTTGAGCGTCACCGTTGAAGTTGTTGATTGTCGGCGTCATGCTTCCATCTTCCGACACATGGTTGACCGTATCTTTAAACATGCCTAGATGTCGTCCGATATCAACCAATGCTTGGCGCTTATCGAGTAACTTAAACTTAGTTTTTTCGATATCAGGCATTTCACCTCTACCGCTTACCGTTTCGGTTTGATACTCGCTAATAGCAGCTGCTTGATCTCTAGTAAGTTTACTCATGTCAATGTGCATCTCGCCATTGTGCGGAGTCATATAATCCAGCATGTTTGCAAAACCAATTTTCGCCAACTCTTGTAAAACCATGTCCTGCGTGATTTCAGTACGCTCTGATCGCTTAGATTGAGCTTTTGCGATAGCTGCTGCAATGTTGGGTTTTGCTAGGTTTTCACACCCGATATCTTTTGCTGTTCTAGCGCTATAACCAGCGCGTAATGCTGCCTGAGTAGCGTTAAGGTCGACCAAGTATTCTTCAACAAATCGCGCTTGCTTAGCGGTAAGCTTTTTATCTAACATGCTCACCTCCAATCAGCGAGTGTAAAAAAAGCTCACCGAAGTGAGCTAAGCAGTGTTATCAACTCGCATCCTCATCACATGCAAATAATATGGTGATTGATAACTCATCGTATGTCGCAGTTGTCATCTGCTAGTGGTTGTCTCTATGGCATGTGCTACCAGTGGCTAAATCTGGCAGGCAGTACGTGAGAGCTTGAATTTAGGTACATGTCAAAACCTGTGCTTATCTACATATGAACCTCTACGATTAGCGACAGTGTGTCTCACTGCCAGTCTTAAAAAAAAGCCCATCTAAATCAATAGTGGGCAAAAGTGTTATTTTATAAATTGACTTAAAGGGTAAGGTTTAAAGTCCCTATCAAAACAGACGTTGTACCTATTCTCTATATAACGCATATCGTTATGATGAGTATGTCCGTAAAGATGGATTGCACCACGTTTCTTATTCCACCATGACTCGATAGGATAGTGAAACATGATGAAGGTTTTACCCTCAATGCTCTCACTGTGATAATCACCTAACACTTTATGCTTAGTTTTTTGACACAATGCTTTGAGTTGGTTCTCATTATCGTGATTGCCGATAATAAATTGCCAGTTTCCATTCAACCTATCCAGTATCGCTTTTAGGTCATCAAACTTTATTTTCTTGCCGTAACTAAAGTCGCCTAAGTGATAGACGGTATCGCCATCTTTGATGTACTTGTTTAGTGACTCAACGATAAAATCTGAGTGCTCAGCAACTGCGCAGGGTCTATCGCAATACTTAACAATATTGTCATGACCAAAATGCAGGTCGCTAGTAAACCAAGTGTCGCTCATATCTCAACCCTCAATAAACATTTATAAAATTCAATATACTTTTCTATACGTTGTTATTTTGCCAACTGTCGTCTGTCATCAATCTCACAAACGACAATATCGACGCGGCCGCCAGGGATAATTTCTTTACCGCGTCTGGTTAATATTTCGTCAATCTGATTATCATTTTTTATAAACTGCGCTTCTGCCAATGGCTCAGATGCTTGGATGACAACTTGTCTGTTTAAGAAGCCATCCTCAATCTCACCTGTACTCAAGTTGTCAAATATCTGACCAGGCGTACCAATACCAAGTGTTGTTATGGCGGGCCAATGGATGACAATGTTTTTCTCAGCTGTCGCTTTACCTTTGGCAATATCGCCAAGCTGACTGTAGTTTTTAGGGATCATGTAAGACGTGGTAGCCGAATAAGCTTCTGTTAGCGTACTGAATGCTTCAGCCATTTGACCGATCAGGCATATCACTGTCTTTGCATATATCATTAAGGCTTCTACCGTGTGACATACGCAAGCAAATCTCATCTGCCAACTCATCACTGTAAATCGTTGGCCTGCCCATTACCGCGCCGTCGGACGTTCCGTCTTTCATACGTCCTCCGACGTTTCGTTTTGCATATAAAAAATGCCCTGCACAATCAAGTGAGGGCAAACTGGTTACTTCAATCTATCCATCTTATCAACAACAGCCTGTGCGCCTTTATAACCACGCTTGGCTCTCTTACTCATAAAGTCATGCCAATAATCAGCGCCTTGCTGTCGGTTTTCTCTATTGCAATCTTGCCAATTGCTAAAGACTTGCTCGTTGGATAGGTTGTTCATAGCAGCTTCCATGCTAAATCGTAGGCATAAAAAAGCCCCATCTAAATCAATAGATAGGGCTTAAATTGGTTTGCTGATATTTGTTCTTAACGGTTATCAGCCACCGCTTGTCCTAAGTGTATGCGCTAAATGGCAAGTCGTTGCTTAGGCTCGATAGATAAGATAGCAAGGCAACTGGGTAACTCCCTGTCCGACCTATCGCAGCTTTTCTCGTTCCTGCGATTGGCTTAACCTTGCTAAATAAGGTAGCTGCTTACGTACTAATCGACAGCTTATACGAATATTACCACCTAGTTTTAAAACATACAAGCCTTATCGTTTATTAGCTCGCAATTGATGAAACCAATAGCATGATTGAGTAATGGATTAACATGGTAATTGGTCGCTTTCTTCTTACCACACGGATATTCAAACTGTGACCAATAATCATCAGCTATCTGCTTTACCGACCAGTTATAGATAAAATGATAGGTAATGATGTTATGCAAGTGAACAGAGTGGCGCATGAGCTTATTCATCGCCCTATCTACTGCTAACGCCTCATCATCACTAATGAAAGCCACTGTGCGACGACTAGCCGCCCTTACGCTATCCTTGCACAGCTTAGGTGCTGACTTGATAAGCATCAATGACGGTGACTTGCAGCCAAGCTCGTTATTGTCGTCACGACACCAATGCCCGTACGCAAAAAGTAATTCCGTTATTGATAAGTCGCTCATTTCTTCACCTCAATTAATCCAACCTCGACCCAGTGTTGCATCGTCTCAAAATGCGCTCTCAATATATCCTTATAAACCGTGTCGCTCTTTACCCTGCCATCTATTGAATCGTGACAGCTTGAACACGCAAAGCAGCTCATATAATCAGGGGGCTTAATCCCTACGCCGCAAAACCTATTTATTCTGATATGAGCTAGAACTACTGTTTCAGGATTATAGTTGCAGCCTGTCAGTCGCAACGTGCATTGCTGACCTTGTGCTGACTTTCTTAGCTTGCTCATAGAGAGTATCCCTGTTGTTTTTTTATTCCGGTACAGTCCATGACATAAGGCTGCTATAAACATCGTTATCCATTTTATCCTTAAGTCTCTCAGCCTCTTTTTTGACGTATGCCTCTTTTGCGGCAACATAGGCATTTTTAGCATCATCAACATTTAAAAAATAACCTAGACTTACGGATTTTCTGTCCATCCACATTTGAACAAAAAACTTACGCTCTCTTTTGTTAAATGTAACACCTAGCGGATAATCTCCCTTTGGTTTGGTGCAGTTAGTAAGTATGGTGTTCAACCTTCTTGGCACAAACCTGCAAAACTCGGGGCTGTACAGCTTATTGCCTGTAACCAATAAATCCTTGTCTAGTTCATTCCCCTCTATGTAAAACTCCTGATTAACCAGCCATTCAGCAAAGACTTGGAAGTTATGCCATTCATCACAGACAGTACAATCTCTATACGTCGGTCTCCTTACCTCGTACGATTTGTCATAACACCTTTGCATCATTCTAGACCACAGCTCGTACTCAGGAGTTCTCTTTGTGCCGATTGATGCCTGATGTTTGCCAACCCCAACATACCCGACACCCTGAACATTAGGTTGGTAAGGATTCTTTACAGAACCAGACCTAATGTGCGTCGTTGACGTTAATTTCTGATGCTTATGTTCATCCTGAAACTCTATCAAAACCCTTTCGCTTCCATCGTATTTTAAGACCTTGGCATCACACCCACCATTGGTAGAAAATACATAACCAACATCAATCTTTGACATATCTAAATCCTTGTTTTATATAGGTTTATTATACTTTATAACACCATATACATCAATCGTTGTTTAGAGTAAATCTCAGCTCATCAGGTGTTTTTAGGCACAATCCTTGCTCTAAATAAAACCTGTAAATATCGTTCAAATATTCACTCATTTGTACGTCTGTTGCTTTGGCTGTACTAACTAAATCCACAACTTCTTTTGCTATCATGTCGTAGTGCTGCAAATCCAAATTTTGTAGAGCTTTTATCGAATCGCACATACCAGCAAATGAATTACTATCTCTGTAATAAATCTTAAGTAAAAACCGTCTTTTTAAATCATAATGAACACCCTCCTTTGTATCTCCCCACTCATTAGCAGCCTGTGTTACCCATAACCAGTACAAGCGATTAGTTGCCGTACTACGCTTCACCTTATCTGCACCCTCTTTATCTGTCGCTGTGTAGGGCAGTTCCTTTTGCGCTAGATAGCTCATGTGGCGCAATCTTTGGTCGTCTGTCTTAACAACCCATGTCTTTTTAGTCATCGACGGCCTCGCTTGCTGCCTCACCTGCTAAGCCAAAGTAAGCCGACCCATCAATGTAGTTATCATGCTTGTAACCTTGGCTAGCCCTAACCAGTTTTAGTAGGATCATAAAATCCCACCCTTGCTCAGTCGTAAGCGTATGCCCTGTTAGCGTGTTGAACATGGCGACCACTTTATCCATGCTGCGCTCTACGCCTTTGCCGTCTGTGTCGTATGACTTTCCGCGCTCGCTCATGGCGTCTATTGCATCTTGTAAGATGCTGGCTGCTATGTTTTGGCTATCGTCTTTTGGCGTCATTCTCTTAAGAAAATCAGATATAAACGCCTGACTCCTTTCCTTGCTTTTGAGGTATTGATAGCTAACTATTATTTGTCTGTCGTCACGCATAGCAATCGAGGTAACTTCAATATCAAAACCCATACATACCCAAACACTACCAATCTCAATACCACTCATCGCCCTGCTCCTTGCATCCAATCCATTAATTTATACTCACGCTCTGTATAAGCCTGTTCTAGCAGCACCTTTGCAAGCTCTGACGCCTTTGTACCTTTTGGCACTTCAAACGCTGCTACGGGTCGCTCAATGCCGTTAATGACGCAAATACCGCTAATACGTGGTAGGTTTCTGCTATCGAGCTGTGTTACTCGGTCTAAACGCTTTCTTATTTTGTCGCTCATCGTTTGCCACCTTTTTGATTGCATACAAAATCATGAGTGATTCGAAACACATTGCGCTCTGTAAAATACTCCTTGTCATCATTCCGATATTTCCAACCTATCTGCGTAGGCTGAACGGATGAGACTTTGACTTGTTTCAAATCGCCATGCCTTGACCAAACATCGTCTACATTAATCATGATTTGCTACCCATATAATCCGTTATCGTTTTTATCGCCTCATCAAATCCCTTGCAGACCACCGCTAGGTACCCCTCGCTATTTAGCATTTTAAGGCGCTCGTTTTGCTCGGGTGATACTACGCCACCAGTTTCGGTTTTAAGCTCAATCCTCAGCCCGTGGTAACCATTTAGCGCTATGTCCATGACCAAGTCTGGATACCCTTTCTTCACTCCACTGTGTTTTAACCCTGCTGCCACTCGTTTACTTCGCTTTTCACCGTTTGGCACATGGATAAGGTAATCAGCCAGTTTTTTGCCCTTGTACGGATATCCTTTTGCCCACCGCAATATTTTGTTCTGAATCTGCGTTTCTGATAGTTCGGTCATTACTTAACCTCTCTGATAATCTGATTAAACGTGGCTCTACTCATAGTCTCTTTACTGCCACACGTGTAAGTGATAACCACCGTGTTTGTCTTTATCCATTCCATGCGCTGTACTGTTTTATTGTTTGCTATGTTTTTCTTAGTCATAAATCCTTACCTCCCAAAGCATTTCGTCCTGATACTGCCATTCGTGGCTATTGTCGATAAACTCGGCTTTTAACTTATCTGCCATTTCGTATATCTCCAGGTCATTTCTCGCCCAAAAACTACTGCCCTGGGGTCTGCCGTCGTAAAACAATGCTGCTAAGAATTTAATATCTGAATCGCCGCAAATAATTCCGTTCACATCATCGGTATTAACTCCGGCTCTAAACATGGCCTGCTTGTGCGTTTTGGTTTCTGTTCTGCTGCATCGCCGGGTATCTCTAACAAAACTCTTTGTGTTTCTTTTGTCTTTCATGCTCTGACCACCGCATAACTATTAACCAAATCTACTTTCAAATCCTTATCCCCTACTCGCAATTCATCGACAAACTCATTACCAAAACCGAATATCACTTTGGACAAATCACCCTTGCCGCCTCTGTCCTTGAAAACCATGCTTTGCAATCCGCGCTTGTTACCGTCCGTATCCATGATGTGTAGCGTCACTTGAAACTTCCTATCGCGCTTCATAATCCGCTTGCGTCTTGATTTAACCCATTGGCCAACGAAGGTGGCTCTGTCTGCTAACCGCTCCGGAATTTCATCGTGTAGGTATATCTTCATATATCCATCAAACACTGGTTTAAACACTGTTTGGCTCATGCTTGCTCACTCCCTGCCATATCTTTCTCCATCTGCACCTCAATCTGCACAATGTCCAATCTATCCATCAGTGCCGCTTCTTGGTCTTTGCCGTTATAATCAAAAGGCGCTATCTGCCAATACTTGCCGCCCTCTAAAATCTCGCCCGATAGCTTGCCGTCTTTGACTGTTTGCATTGTTATTGTTCTCATACCGCTTCACCTTTTTTGCTGCCAAACTTGGCTAAAAATGCGTCAATGTTCGCGCTTGCTGCTGTGCCCTGCTGTACTGGTGTATGTTCATAAGCCAACTGTCGCTCTTCAGGAATAACAAACCGATCACCGTTTCTATGCTCACTCACCACTTGCTCGTAAATCTCTTGAAAGGTCTTGAAGTAATACTCAGTGGCACTGGCTAACACTCCCCAGCCAATGCGGTTTGCTGTCTCATAAACCACTTCATGCTTCCAATCTCGCTTAACATCACCTCTCATGCCGCAGTTTTGGCAAGCTGTGTTGAAAGCGGGTTGTGCTGCTGGATATTCGCTAGGCTTGTTTTGGCGTATTAGCTCGATAAAATCCTGTGCTGCTGTTGGTGGCCATTTAAGGTTTAGCGATAACTCTGCTGCTTGGTTAAACTCTTTGAGCGTGATACCTGAGTTCTTGATCGCAAGTGTCCATAGCTCTGCTGTTCTCAAATCTAGCGTTTGACGCTCTTTTAGTTTGCTGCCATACATTCGTAACCAATCTTCAAACAAGTCAATGACAAGGTTAACTGACCGTTCTTGGTTCGCTTGGTTCTGGCTGTGCGTTTCCGTACTTAGCTGCAGCTTCTGCTCTGAGTTGGTCGAAGTGGTTAGGTTGCTGCTGACCTTGCTTGTTAGCTGATTGATTGATTGCATTGTTATTCCCCTGATAATTTGTTTGCTGTGGCTGTGGTTGGTAGTTGCGCATCCAGTTTCTAATTGCTGCCTTCCAATCCTTCATTGGATTTTTACCAACCTTCCAGCCGTTAGCTATGTAGTAATCAATCCACTTCTCAGATTCGCTTACTGCATCTTGATGACCTCTTTCAGTGAAGTAGGCTTTGGCTTGCTCAGGTGTTGGTTCTACAAACTTACTAACAGCTACTTTCTTCTTCTTTTCACCTATATCTTTAGTAATAGGTTCATTGATAGGTTCATTGATAGGTTCGGGTGACACACTGTCACTAGGTAATGACACACTGTCACCACTTGGCGCTTCATCTGTCACTAGTGACAATCTGTCACCCCTATTCAAAGTAAGGTTGTATCTATTGCTAAAATTCTTCTTATTTGACTTGTCATAGGTCTTAGTGATGGTTAAATAACCATCTGTCTCTAGCTGCTGAATATGTCTAATCACTGACCTACGGCTAAGCTCGCAAGATTCCGCTATAGTTTGATAAGAAGGCCAGCACAAGCCGTCATCGTTTGCTTGGTCTGCTAGTTTCAGCAAGACCATTTTTCGAGGCAAACTACCCACTTTTAGGCTCATTACTTTTGCTACTAATGTAAAACTCATTACTCATTGCCTCCAAACAAATTAAGCGCCCATGCCTGACCTTTTGCGGTCATCTTGTTACTGCTATAACCTTCGTCCGTTGTTCTCATTTCACCTAAGCCTTGCTCTACAAACCAACCACTCCACACTCGATTGCCGCAGCGACCATCGTAAGCACGTACCGCCTCTAGTTTCTTGTTTAATGCTTGTGCTGACCTTAAGCCAATACTCTTAGCAACATCGCCGACCGACTTTAGGTGCGTAGACTCTATTAACTTGTCGTAAGCGCTAACCTTTGGCGCTGCAAGCTCTAATTGTTTGGCTTGGTCGGCTGCAAGCTGTAAAGCCTCAGCGAATGATTGCGGTATTTGTATTGCTGGTGCTTTGCGCTCTAACTCCGCCCAGCGATCAACCAATTTAGCGGTAAACTCTGGTGACAGCTGAGCAACAACAATAATGCTGTCACGCTTACCTTGCTCACCTGAGAAAATATAGGTTTTTACTAACTGCTCTTGGTGGTTTCTGACATCCTCAATTTGAGGAAGTCTAATTACGCCTTTGTCAGCAAGGTTGTCGATTAGGCGCTTCACGTTGTCGTGACGCTTGCCAACCAAATCAGCGACTTGTTGACTGGTCATTTTTGTTGCTTTGCTTTGTGTTAAAATATTCATCTGTTATAATTCCTGTGCATAATTCGCGTTATGTGGTTTAAGTTGTCAGCCCTAATGATTCCCGTCGTTAGGGTTTTTTATTGCTTGTCTAGCGTGTAATGCGTCACAAATCGACCTGACTTGATGCTGCCAATCTTGTAACCCAGCTCTCTCGCGTCTGTCATGATGAATGACAAATACTTGCGCTCCATATCCCAATCAGCCACGCAAATCACACCTTCGGCTTTTAACTTTTCTAAAACCTCACGCCCTTTCTTGGTTGACATTTCTCCACTTCGGATTAACTCCTTGCGTCTATTGGTATTCAGCTCATTTCGCTTTATTCGCTTAGCCTCTTTGTCAGCGGCTATTTCTTTGGCTGTGATTGGTTTTTTACTTTCTTTACGCCATTCTGCTAACTGCTTAGCTATCGCTTTTGCGTCTTGAGCATCTTGCTTGGCTAGATTTTTTAATGCTTGGCGATGTTCGCGCTGCGCTTTAGCCACTGCTGCTTTGCGATCTGCTACACTCATAGGGCGTAAAAACAGCTCTCTAGTGTCCGCTACACTTTGGATAATCCCGTGGTTAGGCTTATTCTCAGCACGTTTTTGTGGAAACTGGTCAAGCCATGCTTCTATTGCATCGACTGACATTGCGGTATCGCTTTGCTTTGGGTAACCGCTAATTGGCGGAAAGTGCATTTCTCTATCTGACATTTTTAAATCCCTATAAAATCTCGTTTGCTAGAATCCAACCGACTATCGCTTTACCTCGGCAGACCGTTAAAATATCCAGTTCGTACTCTGTTTTAAGCGTTCTGATTGCGTACTTTGAACCGTCTGCGCTGATGCCTAATACATCAAAATCCATCAAGTCTAAAAACTGACCTTTTTTAAACTTGCTGCAAATTATGTCTAGGTTTTTACGCAGCTCTGGGTCTCTGTTTTTATGAGACATGATTAACCCCTGAGAAAATGGATAACTGCATAAATGATGATTAGTAAAAATAGGCTGTTTAGCGTGACCTAAAGTTTTGCGTAAAAAGCATTTCTCTTTGCGTCTGCAAGCGCCTTGGTTTCAATTGGCTTGTCTATTGCTAGAGATTCGTCTATCTCCTGCATTTCTGCCTCAGTGATGGCTTGGCGTTCGCAAGCAAATAAATCTTTATCAGTTGATTTCATTGTCGCTGTCCTTAACTTCGTTGTGATTGTTATCAAAAAGCATGTCTACCATTTCATCAGCCCACGTTCTTTCTGTTGGCTGCGCTTTCTTTTGCTTGGCTTCTACGCGGTCAAACTCACGCTTCCAAGCTAAGTCATCTAAGTTACTCATTGTCTTAACCCCAGTGTTAGTTGTGCTTGACCTATGAGGCTCTGGAATATGTTTTGATTTACCTTTTTGGTTTTCTTGCGCTCTGCTAAGCCTTTGCCGTGAATCGAACCAATAGCTTTGTCAAAGTTTTCTTTAGCGCAAATTTTGTTGATTTCGTCTTGTAGCGATACCGTTTGGTTTTCTAATTGCTTCCATCTTTTTATTACCGCGTTTCTTAATTTGATGCTGTAACCCGTAACCAAGGTAAGAGTTAACTCTTCATCTAGGACATACTCGACTTGTTGGCGGTTTTTGTTGTCAAAATAGATAGAACCAAATTTGGATTTATCTAAATCAAGCTCGTTCAGCATGGCTAATATGTCTCTGTTGACGTGGTACAACCTCTTGCCTGTCACCTCTGCAATTTCGCGACTGGTCATGGTTATGTCGCTGTTTAATAAGTCGCTTAGTATTAATTCCATCTTTAAATCCCCTGTTGGTTATTCTTCTTCAAAATCGTTCGTTTCGTTCGCATCGTTCGCTAGATTGCCAAGTGCTCGTAACGTAGCCTGAGCTTGTAGGCGGCGACGATTGATTTCATCATCAATCAAGCGTCTAACCCACTGACTAGGCGTCGCATCTTCATCGAACGCAAAGTTTTTAACCGCATTTGCGCTATCGCGGGTTAAGTGGGTTGGTATGCAGTCAGTGAGTTTTGATTTACTAGCCATGTTCTAAGTCCTCTAGCTTTATCAGTGGCGGTACATCCGCTTTTAATTTACCCCCAGTTTGCAGTTCTAAAATTGCTTGTCTGCCCTCTGGAATCCCGTGTTGTTTGTAATAGGTCAATTGCGCTAAAGAGATACCAGTTTGCTTTTCGATTTCTCTATAGCTTTGACCGTCAAAGTAATTTAATAACTGGTCAAATGTCATGTTCGTATTCCCGTTCTCTTAATGTTCGTATATTAGAACACATTGTTCGTATTTATGTCAAGCTTTTATGTTTTGATATACGAACACTAATAAGGAGGCTTACAAATGAATGATGCAGCAGATAGAATCAGCAAAAGAATGGCTGACTTAAAGATAAGTCAAGCTGACATAAAAAGAGCAACTGGCGCGGGCAAAGCAACTATAAGTAGCTGGGTTAAAGGTGATACCAAGCCATCGGGCGTGTACGCTACAAAATTAGCGTCATACTTACGCTGCAATACTGATTGGCTGCTATCAGGCATAGGTAGCATGACTAATGCGCCCGTAGGCACTGAGCAAGTTAATTTAGATCATAATATGAAAGGTAAGATGCCAGTAATTAGCTGGGTTGCGGCAGGGGACTGGTTAGAGGTCATGCCGACTACGCTTGATGATGTTATAGATTGGATTCAAAAGCCTGAGCACCTATCAGATAGGGCTTTTGGTTTGATTGTTCGTGGTCGCAGTATGCTGCCTGAGTTTAAGCCAGATGAGATAATTTACGTTGAGCCGGACATAACACCGTGGGACTTAAAAGACGGGGATTTGGTTGTAGTACAATGCAATGAGGATACAGAGGCTACATTTAAGCAGCTCGTTATGGGTGACGGTCACAACGATATGTATCTAAAACCATTAAATCCTGATTGGCCTGAGCAGCGATTGACGCCGATGGGCGAATGTAATTTAGTGGGTATTGTTGATGGTAAATACACTCGCTATAGATAGTCGGATATAAAAAAATAACATCATAGAGCCTCGCTATTGCGGGGCTTTTTATTACCTATTGAAAAATAGTTCGTATTTTAGAACAAAAGTTATTGACAGCCTTGTACGGATATGCGAACATAGCGTTACTGATTAGGCAAACACACCAATCACTGATTATTTAACAGCCTAATTTAAAAGCTAACTAATTATTGGCAGTTATCACTAGCTGCCAATGCTGAGTTAACTAACTAACAAAAGGAAAAGGAAAAGACAATGAAATCTAAAAATTTACGCAAGATGCAACGCGCAATCATTAACAGTAAGGCTCTAAGAAACAAAGAGGCACAGCGCTTAACTGATATGCAAGGCAAGGTTTTTGAAAGCTACGACCCATGCAAGGGCTTTAGAGACTGGAGGCAGGAACGCAGAACCGCAATGGCATTTGCAGGGCGCTCAGTCTAGCTAGTAAGTCATAGCCGTTTTAATCGACGGCTATCGCGTACTAACTAGGAGATAAGGGTATGAGTGAAGCGGAAATGAAAGTACTTAAGGCGTATAGAGATACATCAATTTATACGGTCAATGCACTAAAAGCAGAAATAGAAGATATGGAGCGAGCTATAGCCAGCAA